AAAAACATTGGAGATGCTACAGTTATTGTTCCATTAATAAAAGAGTATTTAGAAGTAGGAGTTAAAAATGACGAGCATTTAGTTAAGCTAGCTGCCGTTGTTCAACGTTTAGTTTCTACTAATAACAGAGTTCAATCTGAAACTGGTAACTCTTGGATGTTAACAGAAGAAGAAAAAAAGCAATTAATAGGAGAGTTAGATGAAATTGCAGGAGCTAATAGCGAAGTCAATGCAAAAGTTGTTAATTTATCATCTAAGCAAACTCAAATAGAATCAGAGTTAAATGATATTCAAGACGGATTAGTTTAAATGCAACAGTCAGTAATAGAATTATTAGCAGGAGAGGTAGTAGAAGTAATATATACTGATTTAACTCCGCAATTAGTATATGGAATCAAAGTTAAAATATTAGATGGCCAACTAGTTGATCCTGAAATACCTGAAATATCACCTTCGATAATTACCGCCGTTCCATTAAATTTTAGTTACATTAGAGTTCCGATAATCGGAGAAATTGTTTTATTAATTGACGCACCCGATTCTTATTCAAATGGAATAACAGATTCTAGAACAATGTATTATCTAGACATAGTTAGTTTAAATTTTAGTATTCATAACAACGCATTGCCAACAGTGTCTGCTAAAACTATTACTACGGAAGTTAGTGGAGATGATAAAAAATACAATGAATCTGCTGCAGGTGATACCAAGCAATCTAAGCCACCAAAAGTAGACAACGATTTTTCAGAAAATATCGCAGTTAAATCACTTCAACCTTATGTAGGAGATGTTATTATTTCAGGGCGATATGGAAATTCTATTAGATTTTCAACCACACCTAAATCTGGAAATTTTAAAATTCCACCAAATTTTTCAAAAGCAATTGGACAGCCTATTACTATATATAGAAATACAACTCAAAGTACAGACACTAAAGAAATTAATGATTTTATTACAGAAGATTTTACCAATGAAGAAAATGTAATTGTACAAGCTTCTGGGCAAGAATTAAAATTTGAACAAGCTTCTGGAGTATTAACTGCTAATAAAAAATACAAAATAAATTCTTGGAAAGATGAAAAATGGGGTGTTACTCCACAAACTTTAATTTCTTCCGGACGAATTATATTTAATAGCACTCAAAAAGAAATTATAGCTTTTGCAAAAAACGGTATAGGTCTTTCATCAGAAACGTCAATTACTATTGACGCTAAAGAAACTATATCATTAAATGCAACTAAAATTGAATTAGGTACTGATTCTAAAGAAGCTTTAATATTAGGTAATGCATTTAAAACTTGGATGGAAAATTTAATTCAAATATTAGGTACAATTACGCCTATATCACCAGTTGCTGGACCATGTATACCATTGTTGCTTACACCGCAATGGGCTGGTGTTGAGTCGCTTAAAGCTCAAATAGAGACGTTGTTATTAAGTGAAGTTTCTTTTACTAAAAAGAAAGCATCAGTTAGCTCAGAAGCTTCTAGTACAATTGAAACAAGACCAGCTCCAACACTTAAAGACTTTGAAATGACTCCGGAAGAAAAAGAAGAGGCTGAAAAAATTCAAGAATTTGCTAACGATGCTATTACAAAAGCTGTTGATTTAAATGACGATGAAATTGCTGGACTCCATGATGCGTATAATAAAACTACGGATCAACTATTTAATGAAGAAAATTACGATATTAGTTAATATATTATGCCTGAACCATTCCCAACATTATATAATGAGCCTGAAGAAGGAACCCAAGGAGCGTCAAGCTCCTACGGAGCCGCGTCTGAAAATACACTGCAAGCTGATTTAGAATCTCAAGCATTTAATTCAACAGCTTTTATAACATACTATGATAGTCATAATGAAGAAGATGAAGAGGAATTATATAAACAAGCGGCAATTAAAGAAGGTAGTGATGTAGCTGGTAGAGAAAATCCTACTGTCGATGCCGATTCCGATACACCAATGGCAGGATTGGTTATAACAACAGCGGAACAGGAGCAAGAGCTTATCAATGATATCATCGCAGCCAACCCGGGTCAGTTCCCTGCCGGTGTTGAAATCCCGGATCATACTCGAGCTATTATAGCAGTTTCTGTACCTGTAAAAACTATACCTACAGAAAAAATATTTGTAGATAAAATTGATGAAAATGTAGAAGATGAAGAATTAAAAATACTTACAGCTAAAGATAAAGCTGTAATTGATCTAACAAAGCCTAAAGAGCCTAACGATAATGATCTGGTCGTAGCTTTAAATGCGCTAATAACTAGTGCACAAAAAACAAAATCAATTAAAGTAGCGAAATTAGCTTTAACAGATTTAAATAAACCTATTTTAGAAGATATTATTGTATCTCCTAATACAACTAGCTATAAAGGAGCTAGAGTTAATGAGTATTTAAGTACTGTTAACTGCAATCCTGGTAACGTACCATGGGGAACAGGAGCAGTAGCTACTTGGTGGAAAGAAGCCGGAGCAGAATTACCAAGTGGTCAATCTAAAGCTGGAAAAAAATTCTTACTTAACGCAGCACCTAGTTGGTTAATTTGGGCTCAAGAAAGTAATCGATTTGCAGAAACTCCAGATATTGGTACAATTGCTGTATATGGAACAAAAACAATTAATAAAAAGAAAAAAACTATAATGACAGCTACTGAGCTAGGCATAGTAGTTGGTCAAAAAGTTACAGACGCTAACACTGCTATAATAGAGGTAGTAAAAACTAAAAATGTTATACTAAATAAATATCCAATTGATGCAGACCCAATTGCACCGACTGGTCCAGCTAAAGACCCAAGAATAGCGGAAAATATAGCTAAAATAACAGCGAAATGGAAAGGTGCAAAGGCTGACCGATTTGGTATAATTAAAACTGAAAGTACAGCCTTTAATGATTTAACTAAAGGAATAGTCAAAATTGAAGGAGGTTATCTACATCCAGCACATTTTATAAAATTCCCTGCAGTTATTGGAAACTTCAACTCTAAAGCATGGTTATTAGATAAACCAGATTATACAATGTTTGATCAATCTGGCGAAACTTTATGGGGTCTCGATCGAAATGCTGGACAAACAGAAAACAGACCCGAAGGAAAAGAATTCTGGAGAATTGTAGATTTACATTCTGGATTTGGACAATGGGGTAAACAAGCTGGGTTTCAAGCTAAAAAGGGAGATTTGCAAGCAGATGGCAGATGTTGTAGATGGTTACACGCAAATATTCCACCTAATGGAGTTAGATCTGATGGAAGTTGGAAATATCCCGGGACATGGAATCATTATCATGTACCTACAGCTGCTGAAGGATATGAAGAGTTATGGAAAGCTATGGGTGCATTACAGGAGAAAAATTATAAAGATAAGACTGCATATCACTTTGGACCTAAAGTAGACAATGGAAAATACAACGAACTACTTGCATTGATTAATTCCGATGGGCGATTTATGTTTTGGTATTACAGATTGTTATGGAATGGATCTGGAATTTTAGCTAATGCCGCAAGAAATTTAAAAAGTATTTGGAATGCAGGAGAAAGAGATTTGGAATATCTTTTAACTGCGAATATGCTATATTTACATAATGCTTATTCAGATGATATAATTCGAAGCAGCTGTGCTGCTGTTAAACATTTAACAGGTTTAGGATCTTCTATAACAGGCAAAGCAGCTAATTCACCTCCTATATTAAATTCTTTACTATTAACTAAAGTAGAAGTTAATCCAACTTCAATACTAGGTTTTATATACACTGACCCATTAACTACAAAATAATTATGAGCGATATTTTAAAAGAATCAATAGCCCAAAAAACTCAAAGAATACAAGATACTTTGCTAGATAAAAATAAAACAGGAATGCATGTAATTGACAATCACATTATATTTCAGCAAATACCAGCTTTAGGTCAAAATCCGCCATGGTCTAAAACAATATATGGACCAAAAGATGCTAGTGGTAAACAAATACCTGGATACACTGACATTGCAGATTCCGGATGTGGGTTATGTGCACTAGCTGCTCCATTGCGAATGTTAACTAAAAATAAATCTATTGATCCTGGAATGTTAGCTAGTAAATATGGAAAGTATCATGCAAAAGGTGTTGGCAGTAGTTGGACTTTAATGACTGAAGTTCCTCCTCATTTTGATTGTGAAGGTAAACAAATACCAATATCATATGATAGATTTGTTCGCGAAATTCGGCTAGGTGGTTACATTGTAATAGTTGGGCAAACAATACCGCCATTTTATGGACCAGGACATTTTGTTTATATAAGATCATGGGATCCTTTTACCGATTCATTTGATATAGGTCAATCTTATCCTATAGGAATCGCAGCATTAGATTTTATAAAATCTTATACATGGGAAATGCTAACATCAAAACCGGGACTTTTAGGAGCTTGGGTTATTAAAAAAGCTAAACACTATTCTTCAACGATACCACCAGTCAATATTACTGGCTTCGATTTAAAAAAACCAGTTAAACCAGCATGGAATCCTTATTAAATTTAAGATATACAAATAATATACATAATAAAAATACAATAAAGATATTTATTAAAAATATAGTACAATGAATTCAAAAGACTTTATACAAACACTTCGAAAAGTCATTCGAGAAGAAGTTCAATTAGCAGTTCGTACAGAATTAAATAAAATAACTCCTGTAATAAACGAAAATAAATCAGTGAGTAAATATACAGACTCGATTAGATCGACAGTTAAACCAAAAGTATACAGCAGCAACACCACTAAAAAGCAATTTGCGTCAAACACAATGTTAAATGACATTTTAAATGACACAGCTGGTTTTAGAAATGAAAATGCAGGAGCATATTTAGAAGAATCAATTGACTACAATGACATGACTGAATGGCCAACAATGAATCGCGCCACTGCAATGTCACCGAAATCAATAATACCGTCTGTTGACACTGAAGGTAGAAAAATTGACGTAACTAAACTAGCTTCAACAGAAGCCGGTGCTGCAGTAGTTAATGCAATAACTAAAGATTATTCGGCTTTAATGAAAGCAATAGATAAGAAAAAAGGTAAATAATGGCATACGAAATACAATCAAATACAATTAATTTAAATCCAAATGTAGCTATCGGAATTAAACTTCCTATGATTGGCAAATTAGGAAATTTATTTGATTTATCATATTCTACAGAAGAGCAAACTATTTCTAATTTAAAAAATTTATTATTTACTATACCAGGAGATCGAATAATGCAACCTTTATTTGGTACTGAATTACGTAGTGCATTATTTGAACCAAATGATGAATTATTAAAATCTCGTATTGAAGAAAGTATTTTAAGATCAGTTAATTTTTGGTTACCTTATGTTACAATAACTGAATTAACAATTACTCCAGTAGCTACAATAGACGGCGCCAAAGAAGAGCATGGTGTAACAATCAGTTTAAAACTTTCAATTAACGGAATTAATGTAAATACGCCAATTACATTTTTAGTAACGCCTAGTTTAACTGAAGAAATTTAAAATATATGAAACAACTTAAAAAAGACATAAAATATCTCAATAAAGATTTTTCTCAATTTCGTGAAAATTTAATTGAGTATGCAAAAAATTATTTTCCAAACACATACAATGATTTTAATGAATCATCACCTGGAATGATGTTTATGGAAATGGCATCTTATGTAGGTGATGTGCTTTCATATTACACTGATAATCAATTAAAAGAATCTTTTTTGCAGTTTGCTGGCAGTAAAGGAAATGTATTAGCGTTAGCAGCTAATGTTGGATATAAACAAAAAAACAAAATACCGGCAACTGTCGATTTAGATGTATTTCAATTAATACCCGCTAAATCAACAAAGTTTGGTAAAGTGCCAGATTGGAACTACGCTCTTACAGTACAAGAAGGTATGGTAGTAAAATCTGAAGACACTGGAGTAGAATTTAGAACTTTGTCTTTAATTAACTTTCGAGTTTCTAGTAGTTTTGATCCAACAGATATTAGTATATATCAAATTAGTGATGAAGATAACACGCCGGAATTTTATTTATTAAAAAAACATACAAAAGCTATTGCTGGGCAAATAAAAACAAATACATATACATTTGAATCTGCTAAGCGATTTGATAAAATTTTAATTGAAGATTTAGATTGTATAGAAATAGTTTCTATAATAGACTCTGATTTAAATGAATGGACTGAAGTTCCTTATTTAGCTCAAGATACTGTATATGAAACTGTCGCCAATACTGTACAAAATGACCCGGAATTATCTGTATATGCTGACGTACCTTATTTAATTAAATTGAAAAAAACTGCTAGAAGATTTATAACTAGATTTAGAGCAGATCAAAAATTAGAAATTCAATTTGGACCAGGCATCTCAAACGACAGCGATGAAGAAATTATACCAAACCCAGACAATGTAGGATCAAGTTTAACTGGATTGCAAGCACAATTTGATTTTCCAATTGATCCTTCAAATTTTATGTATACTAAATCTTATGGTTTAGCGCCTTCTAATACAACATTAACTGTTACATATACTACCGGCGGCGGAATAGAATCTAATGTTACGGCAAATACATTAAAAAATGTAATAGCTATTCAATATGAAATTGATTCACAAGATTTAGATTTAGTACTTTTAAAACAAATTAAAGCTTCAATTGCATGCACAAATTCAACGCCGGCTATAGGTGGTAAATCTGAAGAATCTATAGAAGAAATTCGACAGAATGCTATGGCAAATTTTGCATCACAACAACGAATGGTCACTACACAAGATTATATAATTAGAGCATATTCAATGCCTCCTAGATTTGGATCTGTATCTAAAGCGTATGTTATACAAGATCAACAACAAAATCCAGATTATGGAATGAAGCCTATTCCAAATCCATTAGCTATTAATTTATATACTTTAGGATATGATGCAAATGGAAAATTAACTCAACTAAATCCAGCTATTCAAGAAAATTTAAAAACTTATATATCTACGTATAGAATATTAACTGATGCTATAAATATAAAAACGGCATTTATAATTAATATTGGGATACAATTTGAAATAATTACTCAGCCAGAATATAATTCCAATGAAGTGTTAGTTAAATGTATTGCTAAACTTAAAGAAATGTTTAATACTAAAATTTGGCAAATTAATCAACCAATTATAATTTCAAAAATATACAATGAATTAGATAGAGTAGAAGGAGTTCAATCTGTAACTTCAGTTAAAATTAATAATTTATACGATACAGTATCTGGATATTCTGGTAACGTATAT